CACCACCAACGCCTTTAAGACTTTTAGTAACTTTATCAAAAGCTGCTTTAGTCTTATCTACTGCTGTTAATTCAAACTTTACTTTTTTATTTGCCATTTTTTCTCTTTTCTTCAGCTAACTCTAAGTAAGCTATCCATCCTTGATATTCTTGGACACTAATTTCTTGAAGTTCCTCTAGGGTTTTTCCAAGTTTTTCAGCTAGTGCATATTGCACATATAAATTAGTATCCTCTGTTAGTTTTTTTTCGTGTCCTCAATAGAATCTTGTCCCATTATTTGTGTTGCGACATCTACTAATATTTCACGATCTACATTATTTAATAAGGCGCTCTTATCGCCTAAATCAAATAATTTATCTCCATTATCATCAAGTGCTTTATAAATTAATACATAAGCCATCATCGTAAGATCATCTTCTTTACTCATTTTATAAAGTTTAGAAGTCTCAGCTAGCGTTAATGGCTTAGAGTATATTTTTAAGGGTTTATCATCTTCACCCCACTCAGCAACTTCGATTACCTTTACATCTTGCTCTGCAAAATGCGCCTTAGCTCTCTCTATAGCTTTCATGGTTATACTGTTGCTGTAGTAATAGCGCCAGTTCCTTGAACTGAAATACTAGCTTCAACCATTCCATCAAAAGATGCTGAAATGTTTTTGCCAGTTACTAATGCTGTACCACTATAGTAAGTGTCTCCTGACGATGCGCCTTCAGGATACCACTTTAGCGTTACACTTGATCCAACAGCTAATGCTACTTGACCATTTGTATCAGTTTCATCCCAAAAAACATCTATTGATCCACTAAATGTAGTTAATGATGCTACATACGTTCTAGCAGCATCACCCATTGAAGTATCTTCAATAGTGTCAGCAGTCTCATCTAAAGAGTAAGACTTAATCTCAGCTATAGCATTTGTTCCAACATGAACTGTGCCTTCACTTCCTTTATGTGTTGCCATTTTTTATTCCTCGTTTTTAGTTATTTTTTTTGAAGAAGATTTTATTGTTTGGGCTGCTTCTTCTTTCCAACCCTTTTCTTTAAAATATTCAACCTTAGTAGGGTGAGCATCTATAGAAACTTTACCATTTGGACTAATCATTTTCATAATTATTCTCCTGTTATACCGCTACATCAGGATTAGTTTCCTTGACATAGTAGTTGGTTAAAAATGTAAGGGAAACATACCCTAAAGGCTTTTCTCCTTCCGCGTTAAATTCTATTTCTGTACTTTCTAGGTAGCAGTCTTTAGCTAATCCACCTAGAGTTGTATCAGCAGCAATAGCTTCTTCAACCTCTTTGCTTATTGTATCAATAGTATCATCAAAGTTACTAGTAGCTTTTGCATATCCTTCTACAACTACTGATAATTCTCTACTCATAAGTCTATCAGTTCCTATAACAATAGGCTCAGAAGTTTCTGATTTAGTGTAGATGACTAAAGCTGGTAATGTTTCAAGCGGATACACTCTTGACTCGTGTACTCTAGTTCCTGTAGTTGTTAAATTATTTAGTGTTGTACCAAATTTTTCTCTTATTTGTTGTCTTATATGATTAGCCATTACTATATCTCCTCTAACATAAGAGCAGAAAATCCTGTTCTATCTTTTTGTATATTAACAACTGTATAGTTTTGAGCTGCTTTTAATGTATTACCATCAACATCTTTTATAGCAGATACATTTAAAGTATCGCCAAATGTAATATTGGAAATATCTATTGTTCTACAATATGCCATTGGGTGTGTTGCTTCTACTCCAACACCTTCATCTTGCTCAACATATTCATTATTTAAAATAATATTTATAGTTGTTGCAGTTCCGCTATGTGTGAATACAGCACTAACACCATGACCAAAGCTAATATCAAAGTAAGCTGACATATCTTCTTCTGTTTCCATTCTGTATTGAGACATTATTGCTCCTCTAATACTAATGAAACTAAACCTGTATTATCAGGCTCAACTGTTTTTATTAAAAATGTAGTTTCAGGCTTTAGTACATTGCCTTTATTTGTAGTAATTGCATTTACTATTAATTTATCTTCTTGAGATATATAGGGAACATCTGAAGATTTAACTATTGCTCTTGGTTGATAGCCAGCAACAGGTATAGTTCCGCCTTCAATATTAAAATATTCTTGATCTATAATAATATTAATGCTGTATGCATCGCCTGAATCAATATCAAACCAAGTATCAATTAATCCTGTTCTTTGATCCCATAATATTGATTGAACTTCAAAAAAAGTGGCTGTTACTCCATGACCTGTAGTTGTATCTAGGTATGAAGAAAAATCAGCAGCACTCTCAATAGCCATGATTTATTTTTTAGCTCTTTTCTTAGGAGCTGTAACCTCTGAGGTTTCTAAACCAACACTTCTATTAGACTTCTTGGCTTTAGGTTTTTTAGATGTTTCTTCAGCTTTATGGTAACCCACTAACTGATTTCCAATATCTTCATTCAATTCAACAATATCGCCAGCAACAACTTTTTGCCCTGCTGCCATAGTGTCTTTTAATATTAAGTAATTTTTCATATTTAAGATGGTGGAGTTTCCCCCACCATTCCATTTAAGCATTGACTAATTAGTCGCTTGATTTACAGAAAGATACTGCATGTCTTACAGCTACATCGCAAGTCTGAAGCGCAACCACTCTGATTGTTCCAGATTTTGAATGAGTATAAGGATCAACAGTAATATCAAGTGATCCATAAAGACCAATTAATAAATCTGCAAAGTTACCAAAGTAATAATCACCAGCAGTAACTTGGTTTGATCTGATAACATCATAGCCATTAATTTGACCATCATTACCAACTATCATTTGACCAAAGTTAGAAGCCTTATCTACAGTTTTTAGGTTACCCCAATCTGAAGGTTTAGCAATATATCTTAAGTTACCTTGTAATGCATTATCAGCAGAAACAGCACTTTCCATAGCTACTAGTTCAGCAAATGTAGGTACAGCAGCAGCAAATGTTGTTGTGTTAATACCTGAAGTTGCAGAAACACCAGTTGGCTGTCCTGAACTACCAGTTCCAGCTAAAGCACCTAAATCAATAGCAGTAGCAATAGCTTCTGATAAATCATTTCTTACTAGGTTTTCAACATCTAAGCTAGATTGCTGAAGCATAAGTCTAGTCATTTCAGTATGTCCACCAATTACTTTAGGAGACATAGTTACTGATCCAACTGTAAACTCACTCTCACCACTATTACCACCTTCAGTTGCTATCCAAGCAGCAGCAGAAGCAGCAGTTTTCTTAGGTATTACAACATTCCCTTGTAATCCTCTAAGCATAGTAGCACCAGCTTGCATTACTGAAGATTTGTTTCTTAATACATCAATAAAATCTCCACCTCTGTAGTCTTGAGCTACTAAAGATGCATCGTCAGATGTGTTTAAGTCTCTTTTAACCCATGATCTAAGCATGTCTGAAGGCATCATAATACCTTGAGCAGATTTGCCTTGCTGTCTTGCAGCTTCGTTTGAACATTCAAATTCAAATGCAGCAGCTTCTTGCGCGCGTCTATCTGTTGGGTTTGCTAAAGCATTGATAGCTCTCACTAGTGAGAATTCTCTTACTTCTTTTTCAGTCATTCCAATCTCTGAAGGAGTTTCTAAAGGAGTATTGTTAGAAATATTTTCTAATAATAAACCTCTAAATTCTTCAACAGAAGCACCATCTTTTATAGCTTGATTAGCTAAATCTCTTTTGTTGTGTCTTGCGCCAAGATCAATGATCTCTTTTGAATTCTTTTGGAATTCTTTTCTAGCTTCATCCACACTTTGAGTTCTAACTTCATCAAGATTAATTTCTTGTTTTTCGTTTTCCATTATTTTAACCTTTGTGTTTAATGTTTGTTTATCTTTAGAACGTCCAACTCCAACAAGCCTTGACTGGTCTGCTGGAACACTTACAGAAGATACTTCCATTGGTGTCCATTGCGCCTTGTAATAAGTCTCATCGTCTTTGTCCATTCTGCTTAGTTTATCGACTCTGTATCCAACAGATATATTCATTCTTATACCATCTTTTACATCCTCGTATACTTCACGCGCTAATTCACTTTTTCCAAAGCGAACTACTGCTGTTGTCCTTTTTGCAGTTTCGTCAAGTTTAAATTCTTCAATTACGCCTATTTGCTTAGTCATGTCGTGATCTAAGAGTAAGGGTGCGCGCCCTGACGCTATAAACTCCATGTTTATATCGCCTTCAGAATGTCCTAGCACTTCCATGCCAAAACTTCTTTCAACAGGTTCTTCAGAAGAAACACCAATTTTTACTGTACGATTTTCTTCATCAAGATAAGAATGTTTAGATAAATCAATAGTTCTATATTTAATAGGCATATCAATTACATTTCTTTCTTTATCTTCTTCATCAATCATAGAGACTTCTTCAGTCATTTCTACTTCTTCACCTTCTTGTTCTACATCCTCATGTTTAGCAAACTCAACCACTACAGTATTGTCTGTTTCTGTTACATTGAGGATATGTCTATCTTCTTTATTCATAGTTTTCTCCTCTTTACCTTTTAGTAAAGGATGTTTTTCCAATTCGTTAGAATTGAAATCATTAAAATCCCTTATGGGATTAATCTTTGTTAAAGTGCTAAATTTATGTCCCACTTCAATATCTGTAGGTTCACCACTTCTATAAACTTGTATTAATGCAGCAGGATCATCTTCAGTTCCAGTAATAGTAAGTTCACTATTTGGAATGTTAATTTTCCCATCTCTTTCAATCTTTATTATTTTTCCTCTAGCTCTGCCACCAGCACTATTCCAACTGACAAAATCACCAATTTTTAATGCATCAGGCATAGCTCTATCATCTTCTTTTTTCATTTGTTCCACCAATCTTTTTGACCAAGAATAACCTGCATCTCCACCCCATAATGCCCAAGCTATTCTTCCATTAGAAGGGTAGCCATCTTCACCGCTACTAAATCCTTCAGCTTGTTTATCAACCTTATGTCTACTAAAGAAGCTATACATTCTTTTTACAGTATCATCTGATAAGTTTTCACCATTAACTATTTGTCTTGCTCTTACAGCTCCAACCCTAGTTCCACCACGTCCAAATTCTTCACGCCAATCAATGCCTTTTTGCGCTTCAGCTTTCATTCCTGCATTTGGACTAGGCATCGTCATCATCTCCACCCTGTATCTTTGCTTCTACAGGTAGTTTTTGACCAAATGGTTGATAAGCTAGTTCAATATCATATTGTTTAGCTAATTCTATTTCTTTTTGATGCTGTTCAAATAATTCTTCTGTATCTCTACCATAACTAGCACTAATATCAGCATAAGTCATAGTTCCATTTTGCAAACCTATTACGTTGGCTTGCATTTCTTTTAAAGGATCAATCCAAGCAAATGATCTAGGTATAAAGTTTACTGATTTGGAAAATTTATTAAATTTACCCATTGGCAAATTAATATAACCTGTTGATATAGCCATTTCTAACCAAGACTGAAAGACTGGGTTCACAAAATGCTCAATTACAAACTGTTGATAGATTTGATACATGCTTCTATCTTCTAAAGCACCCTGTCTAATGCTTGAATAATTAACTGAAGTAAGATCATTTGAAAGCGAATGGTATGAAATGTTTAAACCTGAAGCGATACTTCTTAAAACACTAGTTGTAAATGAATCAAATGCAGATGTTGGGTGGGTAGGATCAAACGATTTGAAGTCCATACCTGCTGGCAACTGTTCAAATACACCAGCTTGCGCGTTCATTGATGGATTGAAAGTATCAGAATATTCACCATCTCCAACATATCCATCTCCATCAGGAGAGGTAAAGAAACCCATTTTAGATGCGCCAACTCTTGCAGCTACTATTTCAGCTTCTAAATAACCATTTAACATCTTCACATTAGCCATTGCTGTAGCTACCAAAGAAACACCTCTAGTCTGTTCAGCTCTAGCAGGTAAGTAAGCATGGATAATCTCATCGGCTGGTACTCTAATGTGCTGATTTTGACTTAAATAATCTCTGTCATAAGGATGGTCTTTAAATAAATGATAAGCAACTGGTTTGTCATATTTATCTACCTCTACACCCATCTTAATGCGGTTTCCATTAATTTTATAAACATCATTTTTATTTTCGTCTAAATGATCTG